ACTTATGAAACGTCCAACGGCGAAAAAACTTGTGAATTGATATCGCTCAATCCCACGGGCAAAGAGACCTCGGCCGTGAACGCGCCGGCCGTGGATGGCACAAGTCTTTTGTCAGAACTCCAATCCCTCAAGGCAATTGGCGGGAAGTCGCCCGCTGTTGTAATAAAGACGGGTTCTCTAACCCGCCTTAATCTCAAAGGAGGCAGTATGCGCAAGAAAAAAGTTTTACAAGCGGGCGAGACCGCCGTCCTCGAAGCGGACGACGAGAACCCCGAAGCCGAGCTTCAAGCGGAGCAGGAAGCCGCCGAAGCTTTGCTCGGCGTGCATGAGCACGTCGAAGATCTGGAAGCCGCTCTCAATGCGAGCAATGAAATTCTTATTGCTCAATGCGAGCATCTTCTAACCGCTGGGCTTGCGTCCAGTCGCTTGCCTGAATTAACTCAGGCTCGCATTCGCAAGCAGTTCGCTGGCAAAGCGTTCAAGGCCACCGAATTGAATAGTGCCATCACCGAAGCGAAAGAGGAAGTCAGTTCGCTGCTCGCCGGCCAGGTCGTGCGCGGACCGGCGCGCATATCGGGCATGTACAACGGCGCTGATCAATTTCAGGCCGCTGTCGATGATCTGCTCGAGGCTCCGCGTGACGCCGATAAGGTGAACCTGAAAGTCGCTCGGCTCACCGGCATCCGCGAAGCGTACATCATGGCTACCGGTGACCGTGATTTTCTCGGTGGTTATTTCCCTGAGTTCGCTTTGGGAGATACGACTTCCTTCCCTGTCGTCGTAAAGAACGCGATCAACAAGCGCCTTGCCCAAGCCTGGACGAAGTATGGTGCGGCCGGCTATGACTGGTGGAAGAATATCGTTTCCATCAAGCATTTCACAAGCTTGCAATCAATTGATTGGTTGATCACCGGAACCATCGGCTCGCTGCCGACAGTGGGCGAGCAGGGCGAGTACACCGAGTTACCCATCGGTGACAACGGCGAAGTCGGCACATGGAACAAGTACGGCGGTTATATCGGGCTGACGCTCGAGGCCGTGCTGCGTGATGATGTGCGCGCTTTCAAGCGTCTGCCCGATGAGGTTGCCATGGGCGCGCTCCGCAATATTTCCTCTTTGGTTGCCGGCATCTTCACAGCCAGCAGCGGAGCAGGCCCAACGCTTTCCGATGGCGGCGCGCTGTTCAATTCCACAGCCACCACCACGGCCGGAGGCCATGCCAATTTATTGACCACCGCGCTGGGCACGGACTTGGTCGCATGGCGCGCAGTGGAAGCCGCCATGTTCAAGAAACCCATGCACGTGAAGAACGCGGCCGGTTATTACGGCACCGGCAAGCCGCAAGCGGTAAAGCCCAAGTTCCTGTTAGTGCCGCAGGACTTGAAGGGCGCGGCTGATGATCTGTTCTTGAAGTCATGGAACGCGGCCGGTGTGAATATTCCTTACGGCGCGGTATCTCCCATCGCCGTGCCCGAATGGACAGACGCCAATGATTGGGCGGCCGTGGCCGACCCGAACATCCTGCCAGGCATCATGATCGGCGAGATCTTCGGCCTGCAGCCGCAGGTATTCCTCGCCGGTTCAGAGAGCGACCCCGCCATGTTCGCCAACGATGAAAGCCGAATCAAGGTTCGGCAGTTCCTTGCCGTTGGTATCGCAAACTGGCGCGCGCTCGCAAAGAACAACGTTCCGTAATCAATCGTAGGGGCGAGCGACCCGCTCGCCCCTTTCAACCAAATCCAAATTCAAAGGAGACCAGACCAATGAGCAAAGTAATAAGCAAGACCTATAGCAAGTTCATCGTGCCGATGGTTCTTTTTTTCGCCTTGCATGCTGAGTTCGTCAAAGCGGCATGGGTGAAGAATGGACAACTCGGAGGCTATGTTCATGACACGAACATGGCGCAATATATCCCGCCCGTTTCCTGCCATTTCGTTGTCGGCACATGGACGCAGGCGGCCGGCTCGGTATCTGGAACCATCGCCATGCACAAAGCAGCTGCGGCCGAGACCAATGTCATTACGATACCGATCACCATTCCATCGAACGCCATCGCCAACAAGGGCGCATATCTCAAGAGCATCGAAATCGATTATGAGGTACTTGTTGCCGATCTCACCAGCAGCACGCCAGTGGTTAATCTTGTCACACGCGGCGCTGAGGGTGCGGTTGCTGTCGTGGCCGCTCAGACTTTCACGCAGACGCCAGTCCTGGCTACTGCAAAGACAGTCGGAAAGCACAAGTTAGTGCTGACCATCACCACGCCATTTTGGGTTTCAAATCTTCAATATGTGATGGTCCAGCTGACCAATGTCGCGCCGGCTACCACCACATTCGATCTGCTGAGCATCGTCGCCAATTACACCGAGCGGATGTAATGGACGATTATCGCCCTTCCTCCATCGTTGTATCTCTCTGCAAGAAGCTGCACGCTTTGCCGATTGCAGAGAGTGACCGTCTAAAAACGGATGGTGTTCTTGTGATCGTCGTCGCGGATGGCCGCAAGCTGACCTTCACCAAAGACGACATCACGCGCACATTGACCGAGCCGGCCGTTGAAAATCCAACAGCCGCGCTCGAAGGCGCTTTGCATGCTGAAAGCAAGCCTGCAAAGACGCGCAAGAAAAAGGAGCAGACCAATGCTGAATAAATTTCAATTGCTTCTCCGGAGCCGCAAATTTTGGGCGTCGATCGTTGGCGTAGCGCTGATCGTGCTGCGAACCTACGTGCCGAATTTCCCTATCGCCGATGCCGATTTGACCAAGATCGTGTTCGTGATTGTCGCTTATGTCTTGGGGACCGGCCTCGAGGACAGCGCTCTCAGCTTGGCCAAAGTGACGAAGGGATAATTTTGGGATTTCGCGCCGACCGATAAAGAATGATGTCGGCGCTTATCTTCTCCTCCTGGGCGCAAGGGTTAATCCGCCCTTGCGCCCTTCGGTTTTAAGAAAGGATGTTCTATGTCAATTCAAATTTTGGATATCTATGAGGGCAATAAATTTGATGCAGATCAAGAGAAAGCCACAGGCACGGACGCAGTTCTGATCAAGGGCGGCCAGGGAGAGTATCAGGATTATGCCGCGCATGATTGTCATTACATCGATGATTGCGAGCGCGTGGGTTTGCCTTGGGGTATTTTTTGGTAGATGGATGCGCGCTATTCTCTGGAGAAGCATAAAGCTGCATTGAAGTTATTTCACGATAAAGAAGGCTTCGGCCGGCTCGGCCTCTGGCTGGCGTGCGAAAAGCCGTTCTACCCACTGCCTGATTTTTTGTACAGCAAAATGCCTTACGCATATTACAAGCCCATCGAAAGCGTTTGGCGCGGCATGTTCGATTACAGCGGCGCGTACCCGGGCATCTACACATCGCCCGCCATGTGGAAATTGATTTTTAGTGCGTGCCCGCTCTCGTTACAGCAGGAGTTTGCCTGTAAGGCTAAATTGTGGGTGGCTCAATATGGTGTGACCGCTCCGGACCAGATCGGCCAGTGGAAGACGTATCACTTTTGGCAGTATGAAGCCGAGCCGGATTATTCTGTGTTCTCCGGCGCCGAGAGTGATTTCACTGATTGGTACGACCTGCCGGCAGCTGCGCCGATAAGTGAGCCGCCAGCGCCTACAGTGAGCGAAGATCGAGCAGCCATCCTGGACGAGGCTATCAAAGCGATCGAGGCGATCAAATGATTTTCGATATCCCACACGTTACCAATTTTGGATCTTCTTTCGGAAATCTCAAAGTGCAATGGGAGGTCGTACACCTCACGCCGGCGCGCAACGATAAAGCCGGCAGCTTGTTTGTTTATCTCGATATCGATTGGCTTGAATATATCCGCTACATGAACACAGCCGAAGCCTGGCAGTGGATGATCGGAGATTCAGGGACCATCATTTGGGGTATCAAAGATAAAAAGAATTTAGGTTCAAAGAAGAATAAGGCACGCATGCCGGTCATTGCGATCGGGGGAAATCAAATTGCTTATGACGATCTACAAAACGGATACGGTCAGGTGCAGGGAATGAGCGAGATAAATTATTTGTGCAAGCCAGCTGGCCAGCCTTGGTTTTGGCATCGGATTTATTGCGTGACGAAGTTGAAGCATGGCCAGGTCAGCGCGTCGCACGACACGCTGCACGGTCCTGCCTATATGCCCATCCTCGACGTGAACGCTTTCAAAAGGACGAAATCGCTCGCAGCCGGCGTGACGTATATCAAGGTCACATGAGCACATTCCCACAACGAATAAAGACTTTCACTCGTTGCTTTCCCCGCTTTACTTTGGATGGCGGCGGCATCCAAATGCGATCGTACCAGCTCGAGCCGGCAGCTGCCATCCTTGAAAGTGTCAAGCGGAATTTAGGCCGCTCGTTTGTGGTCATCATTTCTCGCCAATCCGGAAAGGATGAATTAGCCGCCAATCTCAAGGCTTATTTACTTTGCCGGTTCGCCGGTGAGGAGAGCGGAATTGTGGAAGTGAATCCAACCTATAAGCCGCAGACCATAAATGCGATCATGCGCCTCGAGCGCCGCATGAATACCAATTACATGACGCGCCTGTATTGGAAAAAGAGATCTGATTTCATGCGTTTTATGGGCAAAGCGACGTGTTCTTTTCTCTCCGGAGATGCGTCCGCAAATGTGGTCGGTGCAGTAGCTTCGCTCCTGCTGATCGTGAATGAGGCGCAGGATATCGAGCCGGCTATTTATGACAAAAATTTCGCTCCTATGGTTGCGTCGACTAACGCTACGCGTGTGTTTATGGGTACTTCTTGGACCTCTCAAACCTTACTTGCAAGAGAGCTGCGAGCCGCTCGGCAGGCAGAGCAAAGGGACGGTCATCGTCGCGTATTCTTATATACGGCCGATGATGTGAAAAAGGTTGTGCCGG